AGCTACTTTAGCTTCAACTTTTTCGTCTAGGGTAGTTTTACTTAACAACCAATTCCAGAATCTTTTTAAATATTCCATTACTTTAATTTTTGTTATGGTTATACATATTACTAGCCATCGCAAGAAACGCAATCTACTGTGCGAGATCCCAAATCTCCTTTGATTACGCTATCAGTACGCAAGTAATACAATGTTTTGATTCCCAATTTCCAAGCTTCCATATGCACCTGATTAATCCATTTTGGTGAATCAGTTGGATCAAATGATAAATTAAGTGATTGGGTTTGATCAAGATATTTTTGACGAATAGCAGCTTGTTGAACTAGAGCTAACTGATTGATTTCTGGGAAGGTTAAAAATACTTCTTTTTCATCGTCAGTTAAAACATCATGAGGAAGATTTTGTACTGAACCATTATCAGCTAAGATTTGATCCCAATATTTGCTTTGGTTTTTACCTTTAGCTTCTAATACAGCCTCTAGTTCTGGGTTTTTAACAATAAATGTTCCTTTAGCACCATTAAATACATAAACGTTTGCTGGTTGGGGTTCAATGCCTGCTGAACATGAATTGATACGTGAGTTAGATACAGTAGGAGCAATTGCTAATAAGTGTGTGTTACGCATTCCAGTACCTTTACACCAAGCTGGTTCACCATATTCCATAGCCATTTTACGTGAAGCTGCTTCAGCTTGCATTTTAATTTGGCTAAAAATGGTATGAGTCCAAGCTGTTGAAGCGATTGAATTAAATGGTAAATTCTTTTGTTGTAAGAAAGTATGCCAACCCATTACTCCTAAACCTAATGCTCTACCTTTTTTAGCGTGACGGTGTGAACGGATCATAGATTCTTTACCATTAGTTTTCTGGATAAATTCTTCCATTACGCCATCAAGGAAATAAACTGCAGTTTCAACTACGTCTGTATCTTTCCACTCATCGTACTTAGCTAAGTTAAGTGAAGACAAACAACAGATAAATGAGTGTTCCTCATCTGTGTGAAGTGTAATCTCAGTGCAGATGTTAGTCATTGAAACATCTAGATTATTCATACGATATGCCAAAGGATTATCTTTGTTGATATTGTCCTTAAACATGATGTATGGTTCTCCGGTTTCTACGCGTGATTTAAGAATTTCTAACCACAATGACATAGCCTCGCTGTCTCGGTCATTTAAGCGCTTCATAAACGCATCATCAACAACTACACATTGGTGTAGATTAAGACATTGACGGTTAGGATCTCCTTTAGGGCGACGAATTTGAAGGAACTCGTGAATATCAAGGTGATTGATATCTAGGTTTACTGAGGCAGCTCCTCGTCTAACAGAACCTTGGTTAGTGGCAATGATAGTGGAGTCATAGATTTTAGCCCATGGTACAACTCCTTCTGACTTTCCATTTCCTGTGATATGAGCACCTCTTGGTCGAATGCGGCTAAGTGAGATTCCAACTCCTCCGCCGTAGGAAGTAAGGCGCATAAGTTCAGCGTTAGTAAGTCCAATTCCGCGGATACTATCCGGGGTATCGATGCCAAAGCAGCTAATAGGTAAACCTCGGTCAGTACCAGTATTAGAAAGAACAGGAGACGCCAGTCCAATCCAACCGTTCCAGATGTATTTAAAAAACTTATTTTCAAGATCAGGTCTATTTAATCGTTGTGCAACTGCATGAGCAACTCGTCTGTATGCTTTTTTAGGTGTTTCACCTGGGAGCAAATAACCCTTTGAGATAGTGCTGAGAGCTACCTCATCCATGTACTCGGGATAGTCTTTGCCACGTTCCCAAGTTGTAAAATCAGCTACTAAATTATTGTCCATTATTAATGATATTGTATTGTTTCAAAGAATGCTCTAATTAATTTTTCAAAAAATGCTTTCATCCCAAGTCATATGCCCTTTAGAATAGTTAGTTACTCTATTAGCAAAGAAATCAGTGTGTTGTTTTCCAGCTGAAAGAGCATCAAACCACTTCATACGTTCAACTGCTGTCATATCAATATCAGTAACAATTGGATTGTAACCTAAATCACCTAGTTTTGTATTAACTCGGTTTTTGATAAAGTTTTGTAGATCGTATTTTGAACATCCTTCTAGATCACCAAGTTCGTAAACCTTATCGATAAAATCAAGTTCAAGTTTAAGAGACAATAGTGCAGCTTCGTTAATTGCGGCCTCTAATTCTTTTGTTTTAAGGTGAGGATTTTCTTCAACCAATGTTCTAAACAACCAACAACCAGCTTCTGAGTGCATTGATTCGTCTCTAATAGACCACTCAACAATTTGACCTACTCCTTTAAGTTTATTACGCATTTTAAAAGATAACAATACAGCAAATGAGCTAAACAAATTAACACCTTCAGTAAACGCTGAGAAGATAGCTAATGATTTAGCAATTTCATGAAGATTTTTTTCACCTTCAAAGCTATCTCTAACAACCATAAGATTCTCGATTTTAGCCATTGTTGATTCGTCTTCAAGGAATTCTGAAAAGTTATCAAGTCCTAGTGTTTCGTTCAATAATGAATATGCTTCGGCGTGGATAGTTTCCATACTACCAAAAGTTGTAGCCATCATGATAACTTCGGGTTTACGGAACCATTTTGTTACAAGACCTGACCAATAATCATTTACAATAGTTTCTGTTTGAGCGAATCCTTTTAGAATCGAACCAATAATATTTTTTTCGGTTTCATTTAGGTTTTGCTTCCAGTCATTCAAATCAGACATCATTGGAACTTCAGTATGTAACCAGTGTGCTTGCTGTTGTGAAAGCCAGTATTCGTAAGCTTGGGGGTATTCGAAAGGTTTGTAGACAATCCTCTCATGCAACAGATTTGATTTCTTTGCCATTGTAAAAGTTAATTAAGAATTTAGAAAAAAGTTGTGGTGTTGTCTTAGTTGTTCTTTTTCAGAATCTGAGACTTGTCCAAAACTAGATTTGGTTTCAGCAGGGGTGATGGACTCAAGTTCATCATCGGAGATCATTTCAAAATGACCAGTTGACGTGTCTATCTTCGCGCCGTAAGTAAGTCCGTCCATTCCGTACCTATTTTTCATAATATGCCATCTACCTGTGCCGTTAACCTTATCTTGTCTTTTGCGACTCAAAGACGCTGCGAAGTCGGTAATCATGATTTTATCATAAGAACCGGCGGCTTTATCACCCTCAATAATGTCGTCTTTGGCACCGGCGCGGTTAACCTGAGAGACGCTCCAAACTGGGATGTTTAGCCCGCGAGCTAATCCTTTAGTGCCAACATAAATATCATCAATCTCTTCTTTACGTTCGCGATTATTTTTCTTTGAACGGAGAAGATCAACATAGTCGATAATGATCAAGTCGGGTTTAAAGTCAAGATCAATACATTTTTGAATATGGGATTCAAGCGTAGATATGGATGCTTTACCTGGCGCGTATTCTTTGATGATTAGATTACCTGGTAGTTTGTTCATCACCTCTTCTACTTTGGTTTTATTAGCTGTAATTACGTTTACTGGGATTCCTGTAAAATAAGCGTCATATCGACGTCCAACATAATCTTCACCTAGCTCCAGAGTGTAGTGGATTACGTTGTAACCCATTTTAACGGCATTACCACCCAGAGCAATTAGCGCCCAAGATTTACCACCTCCTGGATTACCAAATATAAGACCAAAATCTCCATTTCCGAGACCCCCTTGAAGTAGAGTGTTGAATTCATTCCAAGGAGTTGGAATAGAGATTCGGTGTTCTTCACGATAACGTGTTTCAATGTCTTTATTGTATTCATGACCTAAGTTTTTATCTTGACCTGCTTTCATTGCTGATTCAATCATGTATTTGATCGAATCATAATCTCCGGCTTGTAGCAAATCTACTGATTGCAGCAACGCTTTTTTAAGCATCTGGTTTTTACAAAACGCAGAAAATTCTTCTTCAACGTAAGCCAAATCATCTGATTCTTTGTAGGCTTCTCGGAGTTGTTCTTTAATAGCGATTTGTAGAACTTCATTTTGTACTTTTTTATATTCTACTTTTAATACCTCAAGTGAAGGGGTTGTGTGGTACTTATCGTAATATTTTAGGATTTCTTTAATCAACCATTTGTGTGCTTGCGACTCAAAGTACTCTTCACTAATAATATCATGGATATTAATTAGGAATTCTTTATGGCTTAAAAGCGCAGCTAGTACTTTAACCTGAAAGCCAGGTCCGTATTGATTAATGTTTGTAAGGGTCATATAACTTATTTGCTATAACTAATTAAATCTTTAAAGGTGTTTTGAATCCAGTAATCAATATTTTTGATTAAGTGCTTCAAACCATCCTCGTGATAATACTTAAGAAATTCTACAACGTCAAGTTCAGGTAACTGGTACTCGATAAGAGCGTCAAGAAATTCTTTTTCAATATCATCTAACATAGGATTATGTAAATTCATAATCGTGTAATTTTTTTCAAGCTGTTCCTGAGCATCCAATACTCGAGCGTAAATGATGTTTTGTTTAAGTTTAGCTTCGCTAATATCAAAGATATCATCAAGGGTTAGAGTACGCTCTGCCAGCTCAGGGAATAACTTAAGTAATTTTTTCTCGCCCAAACCTTTTACACCAGCTACCTTATCGGAATTATCTCCCATAAGCACTTTATACAAGATAAAGTTTGAAGCAGGTATACCAAATTTTTGAACTACTGTATCTGTTGTATAATAATCTTTTTCGATTGGGCGATACACAACAATATTTTCGTTTACAAGCTGGATGAAGTCTTTATCACTAGAAACAATGAATACCTTTGAACCATAATCATCAGCTAATTTAGTTGCTAGATGCGCTATAATGTCATCAGCCTCTGTTTTATCCAGTGACACGGTCTTAACAGGTAAGCACTGTAAATAATGGATTAAACGCACAATTTGGTCAATTTTAGCCGCATGTTCGTCGTCCAGACTTTCAAAGATATCCCAGTTTGTAATTCGAGTTAAATTACGGTTGGATTTGTATTCGGGGAGAAGGTTCTTACGGTTAACCGTAGAACCAACTCCGTCGAATACTACATAAACCGAAGTTGGATTAATTCGATTTACTAAAGTGCCTAATGAGCGGAGAAAACCACCTAAACCACCTACGTGAACCCCGTCTTCATTGACGAAATTCAGCATTGCAAAGTTACGGAAAAATAGATTTAGCCCATCAATTAAAAGAACGCGGTCGTGCTTATTAAGGGATTCTGCCTCATTCTCCTCAACAACATTATTAAGGAGTGCTAGTAAATCTTTTGTATCCATCTTATTCCGGTTCTTGTGCGTATGTTTCTGCTGGTTCGAAGGTATCAACTTCCTCTACGATAGCAAAATCTCCTCCACCAAGAATTTTACTCCATTCTTTGGCGTGTGTGTCCTTATATTCTTTAAGGGCTTTATCTGTATCATCAATGAATCCGTGAGGAGTCATGATGATTTTACCTTTTGTGGTAATTCCGTTAATGTGGTTTTTGTCAATCTGGATATTGGTACGTTTAGCAAATTCTACTTGTTTACCATCCTTAATTGCTTTAATCTTGTTTGTACCAGCGTTTGCAATATTACCAAAAGTAACTACGAATGTAGCATCAAACCACATCGCAAAACCACCTTTGTTCATCAACTTGGGTTGACCCATAGGCATTTCAGGTTTTGCAGTCCATACTTTGTTGATTGCAACAAGTGTGTTTGTATACTTTGAAGATTCTTTACGCGACAATGTGATTTTCTGGTTTACACCATTACCAAACTGGGTGCTCATAGCACCTGCGTTCCATTCGTTGTTGTTTTTTTTAGAGGTAACAGACAACTCACAAGGTACAGAACCAATTGAGTCCCACAAGAACATCAAATCATATGGTAGATTACCTTTTTTCTGCTCATCAAGCAAATCCAAAATGAAAGCTGCTACATCCTCGATAGTGTGGATAGTTTCGCGGTCGGCATACAGGAAAAAACCTTTGTAATCAACTAGTTCACCTGTTTCTTCGTCCCACACTTCTTCCATCTGAAGTCCCATTTGGGTAGCGTGTTCCCAGTTCCATTTCATCTCGGTGATGATAAACACCGGTAGAATGCCTGCTTTTTGAGCATTAACTGCTGCTTCAATAAGTGCAGTAGTTTTACCTGTATCACTGTGGCCTCGGAGAAGAACAATGTGGCCGGTAGGAATACCGGGCACACTTGTTACTTCCTGAAACGCTGGTGAAAGGGGAACCCACTGTTGTGGTTTAAATTTAACCGAACCAGATAGTCCCTTTTTATCCTTAAATTTATCAAGACTAAAACCAGCCTTGATCTCAGCAGACACTGCTGCTGAAAGTGATTCACTACGTTTTTTAGCCATGATTAGAAGGGCAGATCGTCAGATTCTTCTTCTTCGAACAAACTATCAAACTTATCAAGCTTGCTTTGCTTTACAGCAGCAGTTGATGTGTTCATTGAGTAGTTTGTCTTAGGTGCTTCTGCTACTTCTTTCTCGTCATCAATGATTTCGCCTTCTTCGGCTTGTGGGTTTAACCAGTTTTGAAGAGCGATCTTCATCTCGTCAAAGCTAAAGGGCTTAAACAAATCTTTAGGGTTTGGTTGATTATCTTTCCACAAACGGATTTGCTCAGCTTCACCCAACGGGCTATTCTTCATTGAAGGAGCGATTGTGGTTTTGTTGTAGGGGGTACCAGTTGATTCTGGACCTACAGTGGTCAATTTGATATCGCGACCTTCCATTACGTCGGTGTAGTCACCAACTTCCTCGTCAACTGCCATTTGCAAGAATGTCTCGTAAATTTCTTTACCGAACTGCCACAAACGAACACCTTTATCTTCTTCACCACGTACAATAACGGGGGCAAAGTAACGAGCTTTTGGTTCGATTTTCTTAGCCAACTTCCAGTTTTCCTTATCGTTGGTCTTTTTCAATTGAGCTGCGAACTCAACAATTGGGTCTTTTTCTCCCCAGTTAATTGGAGATACCATTACGGGCTTATCAATGCCATAGTGGAAGAAAATTTCACTAAAGGGCATTGATGGGTTGTACTTTGAAGGTACAACACGAACTGTCTGTTTGCCTACTGTAGGCTTCCAGAATAGAGAGGCGCGCTCGCCTCCATTACCATTTGAGGTTTTTTGCATTGCGTTCAAACGCGATTTGATTGCATCTAAATCCATTTTTTATAACTTATTTGATTAATAACTGAATGTACAAAACTGATTTTGGGTAGCCAAGTTAAAGTTCGATAATCTCGTGAATTTTAGTTCTTAGCTGCTTTAGCTCGTTTTGCTGAGTGAGCAAAATGGTGTTTTTATAGTGCTGCCAGTCGATCTGGAAACGTGTATCTACCACCCCACCATTTAAACTTTTAATAAGCTCGTTTAGGGCGTTAATTGTGTAAAGTGTATTTGATTCTTTTTTACGATGAACCAAAATCGTGTTTTCGGGGATGCTAGCTATATTAGCCATCTCAATATTATACGTTAAAACGTACTCGTTATTGTTTTTGACCTCTAGTACAAATATCTTATTGTACATCACAGTATAGCTTCTTTGGATAGAGTCTACCAAATCATTTACACCATCTAATGTAGTAAATGTACAAAATAACTTATTATTCAAATCTGTGAAGTTTATGGGATTATCTGTCCCATAAATATCATACGGTAGGTCTAAAGTCATAACTGATTCCATGTGCAACTTTTATATTGAGTTTATATTTCTTAAATACTTTTTGAATGTCTGTTAAAACCTCGCGCTCATCGTCGCTCCAATCAAACAAAAACGAATCATAAGTATATAGTACTAATTTTGTTTTTTTATTTTTAATAATCTTAAATACTTCCCACAATATATTAACATTGTATGATGTTTCCAAGTTTTGAATCAAATAATTCAAAAGTTTTTGTGGGTTCATGTTTTCCAGCTTATCTCTATAGAATTTAAAGCCAGATATAGGACATTCAATAAAACCCTGATGTTGAAATTCATCCCATAAATTTTCTACGTAGGTTTTTACTTTACTAAAGAATTCAAGCTTCTCGTATTGTGGTAAAATTCCTCCATATAGCTGTTGTAAAGTTAAGATTTTCGCATCTTTTCGATCCAACTTATAAACCTCTGCAAAGTGACTATAAATGTCCTCATTACCAAAATCGTAACCAACCAACTTAGCCAACAAAGTAGGATGGTAAGCTGTAATATCGAGCTCAACAAGCGAAGAATTACGCGCGATAAAAGCTTTCCTACACCCGTTTTCTTTATTAAGTGCCGCATAATTTATTCCATTAAAGTTGTTTGATGGGCGTGAAGTGAGCGTTTTAAAATTATATTGAGTGTAAACAACGCCCTCTGTGTCCTGTTCAAAGTATTGTTCATATAACGGTATATCAACGGTAAGTCCTGCTTGCTCAATAGCATAGAACATCCAACTTACTTTATGATTGTAAAACTCGTTAACAGGTTGTCCTATTAAATGCTCTAGCTCCTCAAAAATAGACTCGCAATATTCATAGTGTTTAACAATTGGAACAAGTATGTTTACATCCGGTCTACTAGAGTATTTTTTGTATATAAACTCGTGTGCTTGGGTGGGTTGTATATACGTAGGGGAGGTTAGGGTGATGTCAACAAGCTGCTTAAAAGGAAAATAGTGTAAAAATTCCTTTTTATCTCGGCAGTAAATTTTATCTAATCCCTTAAGTAAGCGGTAAACTTGATCCTCAAATAAATTTTCTTGTACCTCTGTATGAAAAATAGGAAGCATGTATCCTTTTACGTCTCGTACAGGACGAACGTAAATAGCACAAATCGAGTTTTGAGAGGGATGAATAAAGGGAGAGTATGGGATTATCTCCACAAATGCTTCTTTAAAACCCTTGTGACAAAACTCGTCTAATTGACTCTTATTTTCTATTAACCAGAACATTTAGGTAAATATAATACCTAAATTTTAGTTAATCAACCTTTATAGTATAAAGAATAATCTTTAAAGTATTGAGTTAACCCCATTAAATTAAGTTGTCTTGAGGTTGTTGATACTATACTTAAATTAGTACTTGCTACCTCTTCTCTGCTATTACCTGTTAAAGTCCAATTTATAGTAAATGGAGTATAATTTTTATAATCTATACTAGCATCAGCATCTACTAACTTTCTAAAAGTGTCTTCACTTATCTCTAAGTAAATATATTGATTATTTTGTTTACAAAAATATCTTGTAAATGCTCCGTTTTCGTAATCTGCTTGTGTTGGTATAGTTAAAGCGTAAACTGGGGCTAGTAAAACTGGAGGGTTATTTATATTAATTCCTTTTAGAGTTAGATAGTTGTTCACTAATCCTTCTTGAGGTACTATTCTAACTGTAGGTTGAATGCTAGAGGTTACCTCTGGTGAAGGTAAAGTAGCTAAAATAAGTTCGAATGTAGGAGTATCATTTGGATTTTTACCACTATAGTATTTCCCATCTGAGGTTTTCCAATATGAACCTGAGTAAGGTTGATTGTCTGAAATATAGACAAGTTCCTTACCGTTGGTAATTAAATTGGTTTTTATTTGGGATTTTGGGTAATACATTATTTAGCTAAAGTTAAACTTTCAATACTTGTGGTCCATGAGTCACTACTAACGCTATGACTTAATCCTTTAATAACAAAGTTTAAGGTTTCAGGATAACCAGGAGGTAAAATATCTGTTGTTATAGTAAATTTTTCATAGATTTTGGGTCCTGAGAATCCATCCATTTCTAGATTTAGGTTAAAAGGTATAAAACTTTGAGTTGGGATATCAGATTCAGGATCTGTAGAGTATTTACTTGAGATAGCTCTAAAGACGGTAGCAGCACTAGTTTGTTGTGAATCTATCATTTCAGCTGTTGGAGTAACACCTTCACGATATAGATTATATATAACTCCTCCTTTAGCTTTAAGTTTAGTATAAGCTTTAGCTAATACTTTATTAGGATCATCTTGGGGTTGATTAGAAACTACAGCACTTATTTTATTAGGAGCAATAGAATCAACTAAACCTCTGTTAAATTTCATAAACCCAGTAGCATTGGTAATATCTGATGGGGTTTGAGCTTGGGCTCCTACCGAAATCATAGTGGCTAAAGCATTAGTAATAGTAGTAGTTAATCCTATATTTCTAATAAATGATCCTTCAAATAAATTTCCTCCTTCATTTCTAAGACCTAAAATATTAAATTTAGCTACAGATTCAGGATTATCTTTAATTCCTTGTTTTTCTAGGAAACTTTTATCTAAAGGAATATCATCATAAATTTTTATCTTATTAGTGTCGTGATCATAAGCTACTGTAAATTTATTTACACTACCTAAAGAGGATTGTATATCAGCCATTAAAGCTTCTAAAAATCTAAGTAAAGGTAAACTATTATCTACAGTACAGGATTTTAATAAGGCTGCTATATGGTGAATATTTACGTGAATATTTAGTAAATTCCCAACATATTCACTAGTAGTTTTAAATGAAGTACCTAAAATATTCTCCCAATAAACTAATTCAGTAGTCCCTTCTTTAATTTCAGTATCATTACTTTCCCAAACTTTAAAAGGAATAACACATACATTTGGATTTAAAGAATATTGAGATGGGAAAGTAAAACAATAATTACCTTCATCTAAATCAAATGTAACACAAGGTGTTCCAACTTTATCAGTTTTTTCCTTTGGGGTATTATAGTATAGTAAATTACTTTGAATAAATGCTAATAAACTTCCTAATCTAATATATAAAAATGGGAAGTTTTTACTCATTCTAGTTACTGAACCTACGTTTTCTCCACTTATACCACTAGATTTTTCTAAGGTAACTTTAGTAGAAATCCCTACAAGATCTTTCCAATCAATTCCTGATCGATTATAAGGAAGAAGGGGGAGTGAAATTGATTTTATTGTTGGGGGTTTTGCTATAGGTGAATTAGGAGACTGGATACTGGCTGTATTAGTTCCTTGAGATTTTAAATTAGTACTTAAATTATTATATTGTTCATATAAAAATTCATTAAATGCTGATCTATCTCTATCATCTAAAAGAGCGGTTTGTAATTTTTCTTCAGAAGCTACAGTATCAGGAGGGGGAGTTAAAGTTTTAGGACCACCAGCTGCTTTAACTTTTTGATCAACTACACCCCCAGAATTAGGACCTGTGGGAAGATTTTCAATTTGAGTATAATATTCCCTATACTTTTTAGCTTCTGCTAAAGAAAATTCTCTATCAAAGGTTTGACCATTAGCAGCTGTACCCCGAAGGTAAATAGTATTAGTAGTAGACTTAGGGTTAGATTTAGGGGTTGTTACAGGTTTAGTTTTTTCATCAATTACAACTCTGTTAACATTTAAAGATTCAATTACATCACCTACTGATATAGCACTTACTGTAATATCGTAAGTACCATCTACATTATAAGTCCAACTAAAATTGGTTATTTTACCATAAAATCCATCGTAATTACCATTTGTAATTGCTCTTTCAGCTCGTATATCACTTAAAATTAAATCTTGATCTATAGTAGTATTTCCTGGGGTGGCGGCTACTATGTTGCGAAAAGCATCAGTATTAAAATTAGCTGATTTATATTGTGGAGCAAGTTTAGTAGCAACCCCATCTTTAATTTCGGTATCAATATAATAAATTGTATGACCCCACTCTAATAAAAGAGTAAAACCAGGTCTCATATATAAAGAATCAATAATAGCAAATTGCTTTTTATTGTGGGCTTTAATTTTTAACTCAGCTTTTCTTAAAGAACCTCGGTTGTAAGTACTAATACTTAAACTTTCAATGCCGGGCATAGGTACAATACCTTGTTCAATACCTCCTAAACCATAAGCATAGTTATTTATAATAGAATCATTATTAGTTACACCAAATCTCTGTTGGGCTATTAACTTATTATTTTGTTCAGTTAAACTTACTGTACCATTAAACAATACAAATTCTTTAGACAATCTTCTTCCAGCATACTCTGATACTCCAGTTAATTCTCGACTTTTTTCTTCTGATATATCAACTGAAGAAACTGCTCTAATCCAAGGAGTACTATTAGTTTGCCAAGCTAAAACTTCAGAAGTAGTAGCACTACCACCTCCTGGGAGTTGTTTTAAGCCTAAAAGTTGCTGTCTTAATTTTATTTGGTTGACAGCCCAAGGCTCCATATTTAAGCCTACTATATTACCCATAACTTATAAATTATTTAAAGCATTGTATTCAGCTAAAATAGCAGAAACATTAGATGGAATTCTAATTTGAGTACCTACAGGAATGAATATAGAATTTTGTTTTAATTCTATGTTAGCTATAGATATAACCCACCATAAAGTAGAATCACCGTAGTATTGTTGAGCTAGAATATCAAATCTATCTCCATCTCCCGTTATAACATAAACGTCATTTACAGATAAAGGAACTTGAGGATACAAGGTAGTAGTATAATACGGCTTACCTGTATCTGTTACTGTAGTTCTTATATCTTGGTAACGATTCATTGGGATTGTTGAGTAAAATTAAAAGGTGTTTGATTTTGTGGACCTGCAACTCTATTTGGAAGTGAATTTAAAGGAGGTGATGCAAAATAATTGGATTGAGATCCAGAAACAGGATTACCAATAAATGGAGAGTTAAGTTGAGGAACAAAGTTGTGAATCGGAGCAAAATTAAATCCACTTACCTCTACGTAATGAGGTAATTGGGCAATATCATTTTGAATATTACCATTAGCGTCTCTAGCAATTTCCCATGGAGAATCTTGTGGTACTCCTAAACTTATTCCTTTTAACACACCCGGCACATTAACTAACCAATCTCCTACAGTTAAATATACATAATTACCTCTCATAAATCCAGAGTCAGTGTAACTTGGGGCTGCTAAGGATGCTAGATAATTAAGTTTTTGATACATTGGTAATTGTTCTTGACGAGATTGGCAAAATACTTTAAATCCTAAGCTAATGTCTCTATTAAACCCACCATATCTAAACATACTGTCAGCTCTACCTACATATTTGTATTCATTCCAACTAGCGTTAAAAGTATCACCAAATGAATCTATAAAGGCTCTAAATTGTATCCAAGTACGTTGAGAAGGATTATTATTATTTACAACTGAAATGCTAAATTTGATTAAATCCGCGTATTCTAGTAGTGGATCTATTTTATCACTATTATATAAAGGAGTTAAATTTAACTCATCTGCAGTAGTTGCATCACTATTTGGTATAGGTTGGTATGGGTTACTTCTATTGACATTTTTTACACCAGGATTACCAGTTCTATATTTGGTTTGTCTGTTAAATATCCTATAATCAGTAGCCGCTAATTTATCTTTTTTACTTTTAGGAACTACTGCCCCAATACCCGTAGGGGCATCTTTTAATGTTTTTCTAAAATCTGTATAGGTTACTACAGAATTAGAACTATAAATAAATGTTTCAGGTTTAAGTAATGAAGGTAAAAATAAATTAGCACCTTGAGTTACACCAGTACTAGTACTACCAACAGTTAAATTACCTAAGAAATTTTGGTCAAATGTTATAATATTTTGATTATTATTGAACAAAGAACCATCAAAACTTCTAAGTTTATTAGTTGAAAATGTTGTACGTGGGATTATAGAAACAGGTGTCCCATAATTATCAGTACCACCATAGTAAGTTTGTAAAAATAAATCTGAACCTGGGAAGATATCAGGTGTAACTCCTAATAAGACACTATTAGCAATTTGGGCAGCTTGTCCTATTAAGTTTTGGGAAGTAGATACTTTAGTTCTATATAAATTAGTTAAGCGGTTGATACCTGCTTGATCTGCTAATTTATAAGCGTTTCCGTAGTTTAATGGATTTAAGTATCCTAAAGATGGTAGGGATAAACCACCTTGTTTATAGATATGAATCCAAGGACCCCCTTCAGGACTAAAAGTGTTATCTTTTAATTTAATCTGATCTAAGGTTTGTTTTTCCCTATATATTTGAGATACAGGTAAACTTAAAGGAAAACGCCAAGTTGATTGACGTGAAAGATCTTTTTGTTTAGTAACCCAGTTTTCACCTAGTGGACTTTTTAAAAATAGTTCAATTCTGTCAAAATCATTCTTTGCTGATTGACCATAAAGACTACCATTTCTTAAGTAAGTATCATAACCTTGATTAGGAAGTTGATCAGGGATTGGAGTTTGTATGTAAGGTTGATTACTACTACCCCCTCCCTGTTGATCATTTCCATATCTTAGAGATTTAAGATTAGTCTTTAAGTCTACTAAAGGCATTTATTACTCTGGTAAGTTGTTTAAATACTTTTGATTAGCAGGAATTACTCCGTTTCTATCTAACTGAGAAGGTCGAGGTAAAGCATTATTGTAACCATCATTATAAGCTGTATAAGCTGTAGTTACATCTGAGGTAAAATTACCATTTACTGAGTAACCAGCATCATTACCAAAAGCGTGTAATTTAGATTGCTTTGTAGCACCTACATTAGCAGCAGTGCCAGGATTTACTCCAGGATATGATAAAGGAGTTCCAGTTTGATTAAGTTTATCTAATAGTCCCATTTTATTTTAATTTAAGGTTTATTATAAATATTGTATTATTGTAACCTACGAGCTCCTACATTTAATGCTTGGCCTACTCTTTGACCGTCTAACATTACTACACTACCTTTTTCAACAGCAGAAACTAGTCTTTCAAGTAATTGGATAGTTCTAGGATCAGATCCTGTTAATTTCGTACCACCCATTACAATATCGTCTTTACGGAACTTTTGGATTTTACCACCTTGCATGATAAAGTCTTCAGCTACGTCGTCTCCACCTAACGCTTTAGCTAAAGGTGGGGCTAATGCTTTTTGAACTGCTGGGAGATTACCAATCCAATCTCCTATTATACCACCTAAAAGACCTCCACCAAAAGTTCCTACAACTGGGACAATGGAGCCAGCAATAGATCCTAAAGCTCCACCTAAAATACCGGTTGCTAATGGGATAATTTGTTCAGCTTTTTGTTGAGGTGATCCTTCACTAGCTAATATAGCTGCTAAATTACCAGCATTAAGTAAAGCGCCTATTAAACCACCTTTAGCAGCTTTACCTATGAATTTACCAGCATTGCTTGTAAGAGCTTTTTTAAGTACATTTAATGGGTTAGCTTTAGCAGCAAATTTACCTACACTACCAGCGGCACTTTTAAGACCTCTACCTACACTACCAGTAATATTTTTAAATCCTTGGCCTATTTTACTAAATAAACCTCCTCCACCACCTCCTGGAGCACCTGGTCTTGTTCGAGGTCCTCTACCAGGGCGACGATTATTTCTACCTGGGCGGTTTCTGTTGCTTCTACGATTTCCTTGGTCTCCAAAGCCCATACCTTCGGCCATTCTAACCCAAAGTGCTTTGTTTTGATCTTGACCATCGTTTTTACCTCCTAATCCAAAGAATTTTCCAAATTTGGTTTTGCCTAATAGATTACCTAATAAATCACCTCCTTTACTTAATACAGTTCCAGTTACACTTTTACCGGTTAAAGCTTGACCTCCAGCCTCTATAGCCAAACCACCAGCGATAGCTTTAGCTATGTTAGGATTTTCTTTTATAAACGTTCTTAAAGTTTCAACTACGTCTCTTATACCAGGTACTAAATCTTCTTTTACAAATTTAGCAGCGTCTCTAAAAGCATTAGGTAAAGTTTCTTTTATAAATTTTTGACCACCAGCACTATTAAACCACTTCATAAAAGGTTTAATAAGATTGTCTGAAATAGATTCTGATATTATACCTCTAATTTCAATCCAAGCATCTTTAATGTCTCGAACTAATTGTTTAGATGATTCATAGTAAGCAATTTGAGATTCTTGGTTTCTTCTTTCTCTTTCAGCATTATTTTCAGCTTCAGATTGACCTGACATCATGGCTTTCATACCATCTGTTTGGGTGTCAACTAAAGAACCAGCGGCATTAACATTCTTTTCTTGAGCTAATAACATTTCAGAGAACCCTTGACGGTTCATACCTAATGTTTTAGCTAAAGCTTCTTGCTGGATGATATTTAATTTATTAAATTCTTCGATACCTCCTACTTGATCTACTAATAATTGAGCAGCTTCAGCTGTTTTACCTTGAAGAGCTAATTCTCTAGCCTTTTCAAAGTTTAATTGTTTGCCTGTGAGAAGTTCAGCTTCCATTTCAGCTGCGATAGAATCTTCAAAATTTAATAAAGATCCAGCTATATCCTCGAGTTTATCCATCTCGAGACCTAACTTTTTAGCAGCAACTACAGATTTTACTAATGCTTCAGGTTGTTTAGCAAATCTTACTTGTATAGTTGCTGAAGTATTAGATACGTCTGTTAAAAGTTGTTTTTGACTAATAGCTAATTTATTAACTTTAATTGAATTTAAAGCAACATTAGCCATGTTAGTAACCATTTTACCAGCGTCTTGTGCTGAAAGTTTAGCAAATGCCTGGAAATTAGCTAAAGCATCTGCTGAAAAACCAGCAAATGTGTTTAACTTAATAAAAGTTTTTAAAGTATTATCTGAAAGTTTTTCAGTAGAACCTAAAGCTGAATATATTGCTTCTATAGATTGTTTAGAAGCAGCTACAGTAGGACCTATACCTGCAAATCTAGAAGCTAATTTTGAAGCAGCACCTTGGGCTAAACCTAAACTTCTAGCAATAGAAGTATTTTCTTCACTTATTCGTTCAGCTGCTTGTCTACCTTCTTCATAACCTGCTTTTAAAAAGTCGAAAGCTGCTTTTAATCCTTTTATAGCTAACCCACCTAAAACTAAAGGATCTATTAAATTTTTTACAATTGCTTTACCAACCACTGTAAAAGCGGCTCCCATAGTTTTAATTTTTCCTACAAGACCTAATGTTTTGTTTTCAGAAACACCTAATGCTTTTGCTTTTTCAACAGCAGCTTCTCTAGCTTGTTCAAAAACATCCTCTAAACCACTTAAACCTATTTTAGATGCCATTTTTGAAGCTCCTGAAAGAGCACGTCCTGTAGCACCTATACTAGCATTAAGATTATTAGAATATTGGAGTTGTCTTTTTAATTCTTGCTCGTATTCTTGGTTGTATTTTAGAATCTCAGCATATTCTTTTTTAAGCTCTTTAGCGTTTGCTGAGGATACTTTTTCAGCTATACCTATTTGTATTTTAATTGCTGCTAACTTAGCATTTCTTTCTTGAATTTCTTTAGTGTAATTCTTTTGAGTTAGAAGGCCTTTATTAGCTTTCTCAAAGTTAGCTGAAATGTCTTTACTGATTCGAGATAGAGAGTTAAGAGAAGATTGAACGTCTCTAACCATATTTTTAGAAACACCTTCTCCTCTACTAAGAGCTTCTTCAAAATAGTCCCCAATTTTAGAGGATATACTGCGGAATGCATCCTCGACTACCTGAGCGGTTTCTTTTGCTTCTCTTTTTATTCTATCCGATTCAGCCATTTAATATAGTACTATATAATATAAATATTAAAAGGCATCATTTCTTTGATGCCTTTGTAACATAGTTAGGAACTTGTACTTTAGGTGCTTGGGTTCCTGCTGATTTTATGTTTCTAATAGATTCAGCCATATTATCGTCTGTGCTAGATTTATTTTCTTCTTCGTACCACTTTCTTAAACTATTCCAAGTAAAATTACGAAGCGCTAAAGGCATGTTATATATGGTATACCAATCATAACCACCTTTACCGTGAAATACTATCTCGTGTATTTGAGTAAATACAGTGTTTCTATAAATAGCTGCTTCCTCAGAGGTCAGGGAAAAAAAAGTTTACTCCTATCGGAACTTCAATTTCAATAGATTCACCATCGAGTTCAATATAAGTTCTTAGATCAATGTCTGGTTGAATCTCTTTTATATACTCTCTTAGTGCTCTAGAATCTCGAGCTAATAAATAATTATCTACAAAATCGCGAATAGTTTTAGCATCCGAATTTCCTTCAACTGAAGTAATAATGTATTTTAAGCGAGTAGTTAATTCTGAAGAGAAATTTTTATTTACTTTTTTTAAACCTTTAATTTCAGCTTCAATTTTATTCTCTAAATGACCATCCATCAATCTAAAAGTAATTTTAGTACCTGAATGGGGTAAAGTAAAATGAAATTCGTTAACACCCTTATTAAATAAAGATTCATTTAAAGGTTTGTTATCTAAAGAAGTTAAATCTACATGCTGTTCTACACCATCGTAAGTAAATGAGTAGTCTTTACCGTATCCTAAGATACGAGAAGCAATCAAAATAGCGTTTTTATCTCCTACAAATAAATCATTATAATCAAATTTAGTAACTATAAGTGACTGAAGAAGTTTATCTAATACTGTACCGTTAGCAATATAGTTTTGGTTAGTTAAAATATCTTCTTCTCTAGCGGTCATGTATTTCATTTCTACAGTACCGTTTGATAGGGCATGACCTTCAGGGTATAGTATACCTTTAGAAGGTAATTCGATTGTCTCGGTTGGGAATTTAAATGGTGATGTTTCTTGTTGTTCCATAAACTGGTTGTTAATAACTTATATCTGTTATAAATACTATAAAGGGAGGTTCTTTAACGGGTTAATTAATAAGATTTAGTATGATTAAGAGCTTGAAACTCTTTTTTAGTTTTTTCCTCAAGTTTATCTACTCTACTATCAATGTGGCGATAGAGACTTTCTAATTCTCGTTGAGTATTATTATTTAATTGATCTGTGTAAGTTATACAATTACGTTCTCTTGTATCAAGATCACGAATAATTGCTTCATCAATGCTTTGAAGAATATTGATTTGTTTTTGGAGATTTTTAATTTCCATATAATTCATAAACATAACCACAACCACTAACAGAGTAATGACCGCAGCTACACCTAAAATAAATGATGTAATTTCCATAGTTTTGTTTAGTATTTAAATGTCAAAGAACCTATCCCTTATAGATTGAGTTATAAGATAAAAAAAAGCTTGCCGAATGGCAAGCTTAATTTTAATTTTTGTAAAAAACTTCTTAGAAGTTCAATACACAGTAATCCATAGCTACTTCTACAGTAAGGTTCTGAGCAGCAGATTCGTTATCCCAGTTATATTCACCAAAGTTTGAGTTAACAATAAATGCTCCTTTGATTACCCATTCTGAAACGATGTCGCCTACAGGACCTAAAATGTCAATAGTTAGATCTTTCTTATAGAAATCTGAATAACCATCTCTACCTGTTACAGATTCGTGGTGCAAACGTACCCACTCCATTACGGCTTGAGCGCCTGAAGGAGTGATTGGGTCAAATAATGTCATTGTAACATTACTCCACTTTGATTTGCCCTTTACTTTTCTGTAAACGTTAATGTGGTTAAGAACGATTTCATCTTGTGTTAATGTAACAGCTGAGATCGCTTTAATTGTATAAGATGGAATACCATCAACATACATGATAAATCTATTCTGCTGTTTTGGTTCAAACGCTGTGAAAAAAATTTCGTTTGGATCTAATACTGCCATTTTGCTATGTTATTTATTTTATTATAAATATTCAATTTTTAAACTTTACGCTGGGAAAGTAGCTCCAGTTGGTAAGATGTTGAAGTCGAGGTAGATGAATTCAGCAGTCTTAGTTGGTTGGATGTAGATCTGACCTACTAACTGATTTCTATCAATCACATCAGCAGTATTGTTAGAATCGTCCATAATTACTTTGAACGCGTA